GGTGTTCTAGCTTATGTATTTTATCATGAGTCTGCTTCTGCATTATTCTGCAAAGCTTTTCATGATCTTCTATTTTTTGTAGTGCGTTTCTAGCCATGTTATCCTCTACCAAATAGTATATCTAATTTTTGTTGTGTTGTCATCTTAGAAAAATTACCACCTTGTACCTGAGCTGACACAGCATTAGCATCAATGCTAGGTAAGTTAAGTGTTGTAGGACCTAGTGGTGTGTCCTGCATAATAGGTTTTAATGGGTTTGCAAATACAGGGAACTCTGGAAGTTCTAAACTAAGTTCTGCAAATTGTCCTTGTAAATCTGCAACAGCCTCTACTGCTGTTTCATAAGGGTTAGCTGCTCCAATGTTAGCAGCGTTTTCTGCCATAGCTCTTTGAACTTCTAAAGATATAGAGTAGGGTCTAAATACATTATTATCAATCGCACTTACTTCTATGTTAGAGATCCTATCTAACGATCCATAAAAACCTTCATCAGATATATTTAATAATCTTGCGGCATCCATGTCCGCTTTTAAAGTTTTCTTTACATCAAACAATGCACGGTTAGCATTTATATATGCATCAACAATTTCTGTTGGCTCAATAGGTCCACCTTTTAATACAGCTCTAGTAAATAAACTTCGTGAATCCCTTACACCTCTTTGAAAGTCTGCAACTTTAAAATTCATAGCTCTGTCAGGGTTTACATTGACAGCTCTAAAACCAAACAGTCCTTGAAACTCATCACCAAATTCAAACTCTTGACCATACTCATCAAACTTACCTTTAGTAATTACATCTACTGTTTCTATTGATCTGTCCAATCTTTTTAATTGATCTACAGAGAAAGGCATTTGTGCTTTTACTAAGTGTGAAAATATTTTACTCATCTTATCGCCGTCTGTATCTTCAGGATTCCAAACTTGGAAACCTTCTCTTGTTCTTCCACCTCTTGCAATAATATCTAAAGCAGCTTCGGTCCAAATAGATTCTGATATAAATGGTTGACCAAATTCTGACATGGCTGTGAATACACCTTTCATAAAATCATCCATGATACCATCTTGATCTGTTCTACCATCTTGGACAGAGTTAACTACAGTTTGTAGTGGTCTAATTAATGTGTCGTATGCATTAGCATGACTAAAATCTATGTATTTAAAGCTACCATCATCTTGTTTAATAGGTAATAATGTAGAGTTTTTAGACCATTGGGCTGCAAACCTACGAATAGCCTCTCTTTCCTCGTCTGTGACGTCGTATAGGGCCTGGAATGCTGCTGTTGTAGCCACTGGTACAGCTGCAACCGTAGTCGTAAAGCCAAATAATCTAGTGTAACCTATGTTTTGAAATGGTTTTACCACCGTTCCATCAGCTAAGGTTATACTCTCATTGATCTCTCTTAATGCACGTCTAACAATGTTAGTACCTGTTCTAGCTATTTCTGCTGGGAAAGATACAAAGTTTCCAATAGGTAATTTTCTTAAACCTTTTACAAAGTCAGACACATAATCGTAGTTAGGTATGTTGTTTCTTACAACGTCAGCTGCTTCTTGTTTTAAAAATTGGTCATCTAGTTTTATATCTACTCCGTTTCTTTTAAACCATTGTCCTCTAACAAGACCAACCTTTTCAAAGTTTTTTTCAAGTCTATTTTTTTCTATAGCCCATGAATAAATTTTCCAGAAGTCATCCTCAGCCGTATATAAATCTTGTGATACTTGTTTTAATTTTGATAATGGTTTTAATAATAATCTCATACCTTTGTCAGACGTCATAGTCTCACCAAAGTTTACGTCTTGTAATAGTCTTGATAAGTCTCCAAGTCTTACGTTAGAGTTTACAACACCCAGTTCTAATAGTTCTTGATACAAATCATTTTGTTGTCTCGTACCTTTTAATCCTGTTTGTAATGCTTGGTATGCTTGTTTAATTGCAGCAGGATCGGCTGCTGGTAAGATACCATTTGCTGCAGCAAAAGCTCCAGCACTTACAAAGTTACGTAAGTGTGTGACTGGTGATAAAATTGTTTTGGCAATCTGTGATGTAGCTTTAGGATACAATACTAAACTTTCATAAAGTCTACCAAGCATTCCTGAGCCCTGTGTTTGTAAAGATGTATTCTTTAACGCTTCTGCAACACCCGGTCTTGCAAAGAAAGGTTTTGTGACATCACCAAAAGGATTACTTGCACCAGATGCAATGTTTACATTTAAAGTTTGTGCAGGGTCAATTACTTCTATTCTTTGAAAGTCGTCACCAAAAAAAGCTCTTGCTTCTCCTTCTGATTTTGCAAACATAGGTTGTGATACAGAATTTTTATCTGTTGCATTTCTCCAGTTAGCAACAACTTCATCATTCTTTTTCATAAGATCATCATAAAATAAATTACGTCTTGTAATTAAAGATAGTTTAGCCATACCACCAATCATAGTTTGCATAGGATTTTTTTGTTTACCAAATAAATCATCAAACACTTTTCTATCTGCGGGTGATGCGAGATCTCTAATAGATATTCTAGGTACACCACCTCTTTTAACTGCATCATCTAGTGCAGTTCTGTTTACAAAGAAGTCTGGTATATTAAATAATGCATCAGAAGGTTTGTCCATTCTTAAACCTTTAGGTAAGCCAGAAGTTTTAAGAACATTGTTTACAATTTGCTCTGCTTCTAAATCTGTAAGATCTTTTCCAGCTTCTCTTGCACTAGCTTTAAATAAATTTTTTGCATTCTCTACAGCTTCTGCCGCAGGTTTGTATCTTAACCATGGTAGAATACTTTTGTCTTGAAAGATGTCGTACGTAGAACCAAGATAGTTTTTAAATTTACCACCAAATAATTGTTTGAATGCTTGGATATCATCTTGTCCCAATGACCCACCAAGTTTAGAAAACAAGTCAGACCATTTACTTCTCATAATAGACAGACCACCAAGAATAGATTTTTCTAACTCAGCTGCTGCTTCTTTAGTTGGTGCAAATTTTCTTATACCTTCAAGAACTCTTTGTTTAGCGGCTGCATCTATTTCTCCAAAAGTTGCAACACCATCATCGGCAAGTCTTGCTTCTCCTGATAACAACGCATCGTTTACATCGCCTAAAAATTTTGTTCTTTCTTTTGCAGACTGCTTGTTAAATACAGTACGCATAGGTGGAAACATTCTATCTATATCTACATCAAGATCTCTCGATAAGTTTCTTGCAACGTTTGCATCAGCTGCTTGTGCACCAATAGTGCCTCTCTCTATGTCAAAAAATTCTTGAGTCTTACCACTACGAGCTCTAAATTTAGATGCAACTTTATCAATCCATCTATCTAGTTGTGAGTTGGCTGTGTCTAATCCCTTGTTCCTGTTTGTTATTTTTTTAATAACTTTACCTGTACCACTTAGGATACCTGTAAATAATGCACCCTCTGTACCAAATTTAATTCTGTTTAATATTTCTCTTGTTGCATCTGGGTCAGTATCACTTCTATCTATTTTAGTTGGACCACCAATAAGATCACCAAACGTACCAAGCTTTTCTGCATCACCAACAAATACTCCTTCCGCTACACCACCACCTAATGCACCGGCAATAAACTGTCTGCCTTTACCTTTTGCTGTTAGTTCTAATGCTTCATCAGCTGCACCAACAAGACCTTTGTTTCCTAATCTAACATACTTATTATTTTTACCTGCAAGCATAGCTGCCTTAGATAAACCTGCTGCACTTTTAAATGCAATACCACCAGGGATACCTATGTTTACTAATGCTTCTGTAATTTTACCAGCAGCTGTTGCTTCTGCTTTCTCATCAAATTCTGTAAGGTCATCAAACCATCTTTCTACTGCGGCAGCTTTACCGCTGTTGACTCCAAGGTCCATAAGACTTGCACCTAGTGAAAAAAAACCTTTCGGTATAGCAATCAAACCCGATGCTACACCTGATAACATAGACTCTAGTGTGCCTACTTTGTTATTCCTATCGTAGCTCTCGAATTCTGCAGTTGAAAATAGGTCTGATCTTTTTATAGCCATGATTCATTACGGAAATATTGTGTTAGTGTTACCTTGTTTGTCTATCTGAATTACTTCTTTTCCGACAACGTATATTCCGCTAGGGTCTTTAGCTGTTTTAAAGATATCTAAACTTTTAATAATGTCTTCACCACTCATTTTATCTCCATATTTTTCTTTAACTTCCGTGTCGCTTAATAAAATTTCTGCATTAGGGTATTGTTTTTTAGTTGCGCTAGCTATTATTGAATGCGTTGGAATTGATTTCATTAAAGATGCGTCTTCAGTTACTTGCGATCTTAAATCAGTTGGTTGTTTTAAAACCATTTTAGTTGCTGTCTCTTTATCAACTTTTAAATTTTTAGAAACTGCATTAATCTGTTGTTCAATTGCACTTGGTTTGCCTGCAGCAATGTCTGACTGTATTTCACCTTTAAGTATAAGTGTATCAATAGCATCTTTAGTTGCTTTAGGTTTATCATATGCTTTACTAGCAGCTCCTATGATTTGATTAATTAATTTACCAGATTTAATATCACCTTTAAAGTCTCCTGACTCTTGGATAGCTTGGCTGGCTGCAATTAAAGAATTGTATGCAGCGTCTTTGTTCATACCTTTAATATCTACAATGTCTCTGTATTTCTCAATTTGTGCTTTTCTTTTTTCTTCTGCAGTTAAAACTTTAGGCTCATTACTTTTAATTTCTTCTGTGATTGTAGTTTCGTCGGCACCTGTTTCAACTTTTAACTCTTCAATTGTTTTTGGTGTGCCATCAGGTTTTAACATTGAGTAAGTAACACCAGCAATAGTTAACGCACCTGTATATGGTTTAACTGCTTTAGCAGTTCCTATAACAGCGTCTGTCGCTGGAGTTAAAATTCTTTGTGTAGCTGCAAGTATCGACTGGTTATCAAAAGGATTTTTTCCAAAAGGTAAATTACCTCTAATGCTTCCTGTTGATACTCTTGTTCCATAAGGAACAATAGCTCCTGTAGTTGTACCAGTTCCACCTGCTGGTACAGAAGTAGGGATTTGTCTTCCTCTAAATAATTCTTTAATCTTAGTACCCATTGATGGTATAAAACCACCCTTAGTTGCAGCATTCGTTGCTACAATTCCAGAGGGAGCAGTAGGTTTTTTAAAAAAGTTTTTAACTTTACCAGCTTGGCCCAGGATTGTTGAAAGAACTTTGTTGTGATGCTCTCTTCCATTAGTTCTTGGATAAACAGGATTACCGACAAGCGCTGCGCCACCACTTTTTAATGGCTCTCTAATACCCGACATGACACCTTCTTTAATAGGGCCGCCATATCTAAACATCGGTCTATTTAATGGTTTCATTATCTCTTCCTCGTCATTGCTTTGCCAAATCCACGTTTAGCTTTGCCACATCCTCTAACTCTACCGCCATCTTTAAAAAGTCCAGAGTAGCCACCAGCTTTTGCTAATAGATCAGCAATAGTAAGTCCTAAACCTCCGCCACCCACGGTCCAATATTTTGCAGTATTTAAAGTTTTTTTACCAATTCCGTCTTTTTTGCCAGCCATAAGTAATTACCCGAATATTTTTCCATACAATCCACCAATCCCTAACGCCGTACTTAATGCACCTTGCCATGGACTAGATGATCCTGGTTGTTGGTATTGTGATCCTGCTACACCACCTAATAAACCTGTTAATGTATTACCGTATTGATTCATTCTACCATAAGGTTCGTAAGCACTAGCTTGATCAGCTTGTTGCTGTGCTGATAGTTCAGCTTGACTTTGACCTTGTCTCAATGCACCAAGAGAACCTAATGCAGAAACGTCTTGACCCATACCGGTTCTATTAAAATCTGATAGACCAAATTGTTGGTTCATTTGGTTTCCATATGCACCAGCTAGTCCTTGTTGTGCTGCTGCGATAGATCCTTGATTCATAAAATTTTGTTGTGCTGCTTGTTGTGCTTGTTGAAATCCTTGTTGTAACATTGAAGCTTGTAGTGCAGACCTATCTGCTAGTGAGTTAGCTTGGTACTGACCAAGTTGTGCTCCTTCTCTACCACCACCAAAATTACCTGAAGCCATTGCTTGATCTTTAATATTTTGTTCTCCAGCTACTCTTTGTTTGTCAAATTCTGATAACGTTGCATCAATAACTTGTGATTGATACGGAGACATAAAAGGTTGGTAAGCATTTGCTCCTGTTAACGCGCTTAGTCCACCGACTGTCTGTGCTGATTGTCCCAGAGCCCCGGCCCCTGCTGCCTGTGCAGTTTGTGCTGCTTGTAAAAATGGTTGATAAGAACCTACACCTTGTTGTGCAAGGTTGATAGCTTGTGTTTGTAATGGGTCTTCACCAGCAACGTATTGCTTGCCCATAAAAGTTTGTGGATCTAACTCGGCCGAATATGTGGCTTTCGCCTGATCTGCGTAATCTTTTACTGCCGGTTCTAAATATTCTTGTACTGACATTATATCATCCTCGATTGTAACATTTGTTGTTGTTCATACATTGCTTGCGCACCCTCTAAACCTTGTGAATCTTCAGAAACTTCACCACCTTGTTCTAAATTATTCATTAAATTTTCCATAACTTCGGCGCCTTTATCTATATCGCCACCTCCTGCATTTCTAACAGCATCTGCAGTAAATACAAACTCATTTTTTGATAGTCTAGCAGGTACATCATCAGCTCTTTCTTTGCCACCTAAGTCAACAAAACCACCTGTTTCTCTGTAGTCTTTTTCTTGGCCGTCTAAGTCAATCATTTCTGATGCTTCAGCTTCCATAATCCCGCCTTCTTCTTTACCTATTCTTCCACCTTTAGCTGCCATTTGAACTGCTTCTGGTTGTTCCATACCTGCACCTTCTGGTGCTTGTTGTTGCTGTTGCATTACTGCTTTTACAAATTGTTCAAAAGATAATGTGCCACCTTTATTTTTGTATTTAACAAATTCCATCATAAGCATCTGTTCTGCCTGAGCTTGACCTGCACCACCACCCATGTTTAAATATGTTTTGGGCATTCTTCTAGACACACCTGCACCAGATCTAATATATTCTTCGTCATCTTCTTCTTCAACTATCATGCCATTAGCATAACCTGCACGACCACCGTCAGCAGCATAAAAATTTTGCATTACATATTTTTTCTGTGGCATAAAATCTAAACCAGCACCTTTTGTCCCTTGACCTGTATAATAATCTTTTGCTCTTTGAACTTGGTATCTTGGATCCATAACTTCTACATCTTCTTCTTCTTCACCACCCATGAAAAATGGAGCTGCGACTGCTGTAGCACCTAAACCACCCATTAACATTCTAGGTACACTCCAACCTGCACCAGATTTTCCACCTACTCTAAATAAATCTCCGACTGTGCTTAAGCTACCACCTGTTCCAAGGCTACCTTTCATTGCACCAAATAATTTAGAAAAATTTCCAAGGCCACCACCGCCGCCCATAAGTCCACCTGTTAAATATGCACCCCCACCTAGTAAAGCTAGTTTACCTATAGGACTTTTAACAATTTTCTTTACAGCACGACCAGCTTTCTTTACAAGCTTACCTAAGAAATAGCCTTGTCTAGGGTCCTGTAAGGAACCTATTCCCGCTTGTATCTGTAGAGGTTGTTGCATGTTAGATATGGCCATAATTTTACCTTAATTAATCGTTTTACTTTGTTTTGCTCATTAAATCAAGAGCCGGCATGATGACATTTACGTCTTGAGCCATCTCCTCATTTTTATACCCTTTAGCTTCCCAGTCTTTTCTTTCCTTAAAAAGCTCGCCTGTTTCCTTGTGTCTGTACGTTAGCTGTACTTCTGCTTCTTTTAGTTCCATTAGTCTAATCTCTCCTTTTTGATGTTTAAATAACTAATAGCAATATCAAAGGAATCGGAAGTGCTAGAAGTTATTTTGAAGACAGTATTGCCCTCTACTATTAACGGTTGGGTTAATAATTCTTCTGTTTGGTTAGCTGTTAAAGCAGCTGTTTTAATAGTTGTAATAGCATTATTTGTTATAGTCACAGTCGGCGTGCCTGCAGAGGTGACTTTAATAGACTTAATAATATACGTTTCATTTATTAATGGATTCTGTGTTGCAACCCCTTGTACAGTAGTGGTCCCAAACATAGTAATAGCTGCTCCTGTAGTGTCATTATCTACACCATAAAACTTATACTGGTTTACTACTGCCATTATGAATCTAGAAAGAAACTCTTAGCTTCTATCTCTTGTTTTAATTCTTCTTGAAAAGAAGTGTTTAATTTTTTTATTACTGAATCTAAATCTCTAACCAAAGATTGTAAATTTTCTTGGCTGTATTCAGGATTAGCTTTAGTTAATGAGTTTACAATTTTTGCCATTATAAAATACTTACTAGTCCTCCACGTCTTAAACCATATGCATGATGTTGACTGTAGTCTCTTTGTTTTGGTGCGGGTGCAGTATAGCTACCGGCAGGAGTCCACGATCCTGTTTGTCCCTGGTCTTTTCCTTTAGTATATCCACCGCCATCGTTCTGATTATTGTTACCAGAAACAGTCACTACATTAGTAGAAGTATCATCAGAAGTGTCGACCGGCTTATCCTTCTTTTTATTTTTAAATAGTCTCGATATAATAGTACCTTTTCTCTTTTTCTCAGCTTCTTCTTCGTCGTATACAAAATCTGCTTTACCTTGTGCAGCAAGAAAATCTTTTTTAGCTGCTTCAAGAGCTGCTATTCTTGCACCTTTATTTTCATCAGACATTTTTTCTCTTGCCATTGCAATTCTATCATCAAAAGTTTTTGCAGTCATTTTACTAGCATTATAACCCGCCATAACATTAGCCGCTGTATCGTAAGCACCTTCGCCTTGTACAATCTGTCCAATGTCATTAACCATTATACCTTTACCACTTAATTCATTTTCTAATATTGATCTTCTATTTGTTGGAAGGAACTCCTGCAAAATATTCCCGGCAGCGCTAAGTCCTTTTCCTAAAAAACTATTTTGTATATATTTTTCCATTATACCAGGTATACCTTTTTTAGGACCGGTTTGATTTAAACCAAAATATTCTGGATACATATCTTTAAATTTATCTAATTCTGTTTGTGAGCTGTAAGCAAATTCACTAGGTACAGTTTCGTATTGTCCCTGGGTTGCGTATCTCATTTTTTCATCTTGTATTATATCATCAGCATCTTTTTGCATTTGAAAAACAGACTTATCTCCTCTGTACATTTTTAAATTTGGGTCATCTTTAGCTATCATATCTCCATACCCTAAATTTATTCCTTTAGTTGCATAGTCGTAAGCAGCTTGTGCAGAATTTAAACCACCAGGAAATGGTTGATTAAGATACTTTGGCTCTGTAGCATTAGACCCACCATAAAGGAAAGAATTTTCCATAAGATTATTGTAACGAGTAGGATCGTAGTTTCTGTTTACGATTGAATTAGGGTCAGGATTGTAGACACTAAAACCATCATTGCCTGTAAAAGCTTTAGTTGCAACAATACCTTGGTCGGTCACCGGATCGGCAGTGGGTATCTCAAAAGGATTTAATAAATATTGTTGTTGCGGTATTCCATAATAACCTGCTTCTCGTATCTCTTGGTCAGTAGCCATTATCTTCTTCCTCCTGGGTGTATGTCTAGTCTAAATGTTCCTAATTTCCAATTCTCATTTGCTCCCGTGTTTGCAACTTCTAACGCAATTTGTCTAGCTCTTACTCTTACATCTTTTTTAGTTGTAGAAGAGGTACAAGTAAAACTATTTGTAACCTGTGCGCTATTTGGATATATTCTTGTTTTAAATTTGATCGCAGTCGTTCCTGTTTGGTCTATAAAATCTGGTATAAATCTACTTATTCTCATAATAAATTCACCGTCCCCTCTAAGATCGGGCATACCTACAGTCGCCCCACTGGTACTTCTTTTTTGAGTGATATCAAAATCACCTGAAGATATGCTTGCTATTACAGCTGTAACAGCCCCACCAGCGTTAACTTGATCGGTCCCTGTTTCCTGATTATAGTATATTGTACTTCCGTCCGTGTTACCAACAACATCGTACGATGCATCATCAGAAGAATTATAGTATGTTGCGTGGGGTCTATCAAACAACGCAGAATCTTCCCATGCTGTTCTAGCTAATGTTCCGGTTGTCCAAATAGTTCTTTTAACAGATGAATCTAAGTAGTTAAAGGTAACTACTTTATCAACCGCATCAGATGCTGAACTACAATAAAACCAAGAGACTTCACCAAATAAATTATTAAGACCCGCATTAATTAAATCTCTTGATGTAGTATTAATATCATCGTATACAAAATCTTCTACTAAACAAGGTAGTGAGTTTAATTGTCCATCATAAGTAAAGAAACCATTCTCTGACATCCAATAAGCTTTACCGTCTACTTCAATACAAGCATTCTTGCCTATTAATCCACAGTTTGTACCTACTTGTTGAAAAGAAAAAGTAAAAGGTGCACCAACAAATTGCATCAAAAATAATGCTGTATCAGTCCACACATAAATAGCATCTCTACCTTTGATAGCTCCCATGATTCTTGATCCGTCGGCCAGTCTTTGTGTACCTGCGGTATTTTCTGCAGTTACTGTATATGAATCTGTACCATCAATATTTTCTTGATCAGAGAATCTAATAAACATATCATCTTGTGTAGTTTTAGTTCCTACTGTTGTTTCTGTTCCAAAAAATACTAAGTGTCTATCAGGTGTAGATACCAACACATGACGCGATGCTGTTGGGGCGTTTGGTAAAAGAGTTGCCCTACTATTAACCGCATTTGTTGGAGACCCATCCCATTCAAAACAAGGGCCGTTGTAAATAAGTGCTATTAACTTTTGACCATAGTTATCTAAAACCCATAGTCCAGGATCAATAGTAAAATCTTGTGCTGTTGAGGATTCTCCCCATGCAACGTATTCAGAAATATTTGTAACTGTAGCTCCCCCACTATGTGATGCTTTGGTTGTACCATTAACTTCTCTTGCACCTCCACTTAAAATATTTGTAGAAGTATTATTAGCTGTATAGCTTATGTCCTCTGACCCAATTCTAATTTCTCCAGATGCCGGAAAAGCAGAAGAGCTGGTTAAAGGAATATTAGTTACTGTATCATTAATACCAGAAGCTAGTGTTGTAGTTGCTGCTCCGCTAGTTTGACCCCCAAAGTTACCTGCTCCAAATCCAAAGCCACCTAGTTGTTGAGAAGGACCAACATTGTAATAACACAAAACAGAAGCTGATCCATCAGTAGATAAAGGAGTTCCTGATTCTACAGCTGCCATTGTAATAGTAAAAGTAGTTGAAGTAGGAATTGAAGCAACCATAAATTTTATGTCTTCAAATGATGCGTCGGTAAATGTAGATCCACTTAACCCTGATACACTGTCAAATAAAACAATATCGCCTTCTAGTAATCCATGGTCCCCGGTACATGTTACTGTAACTGTGGGAGTTGAAGCGTCACTTGAAAAGCTGGCTCCAGTTAAAGTTGTTCTAATAGGGTGGATATCGTAATATTGACCACCGACATATACATATAAAATTTTGTTTGTACCTATAGCAGAATATTTAACACTGTCTTTGTTCTCAAATTGATGTATTGCTCTTGCCGCACCGGTAAGTTTATCCTGTCCTAATTGACTCCAACCACCTATTTTTTCAGGTGATCCATATCTAAACCGTACATTATCTCCATCAAACCATTGGCCTTCGGCCCCAGTTTCGGTGACTTGTTTGTTAAATCCGGGTAAAAATCCTAGTTTCTGTAGCATATAACCTCTGTAAATTTTCAGTAAAAATCGCTATTAAATGATATAATAGTTTTTCTCAAATTGCTACTAGATTTTTCAGACGTGTGCTGCATCATGGCAGGAAAAGTTACTAGGTCTCCCTCTTTAGCTACGAAATTTTGTACCTTTTTACCATTTAAAATAGGTCTAATTTTTGTTGTCATTTTCTTATCCGGCAGTTCAAGATAATACACATTTGCAAAATTTGTCTTAGCGTGCCTGTGCCATTGATGAAAGTCGTTTTGGTAATACTGTTGAAACCAACCGTTTTGAATCTCACAAGTCTTCTCCTTAAGGAGATCTCTCATGTCATCTATATAGGGTTTTATTATCGTGTAAAAATAATCTAAATATTCTCTCTTATAATCTTTAGGTAAGCTCCAATCAGTGTGGGTAATGTTCTCATAGCTGTTTCTGGGTATTTGACTAATTAGATTAAGGAGTTTATTTTTAATTTCTTTATGTTCTTTGATCCGTGTTACAATATAATAACTGTCTATTCTCTTTATCTTATTCAAAACTATACCATCCTGTTACAATACATTTATCTTTATATTCATTTACGACTCCTACGTGGGAGTAAGTCCAATCTGTAGGCCATATTATAGTGTTACCAAGAACACATTCAGATTTAAATTTTTGTTTTGGCCAAATGGTTCCTGCATTATCTAAAGTAGAAAGATAGGTCATAAAGACTAGAACTCTTTTTGATGCCTCTGCACAACCCCTTTCGCAGTGTACCTTTTTAAATCCCTGACCTGGTTTGTAGTATTGAATATTATAGTCTTCAACTAAACTCCATTTTTCTAATAGAGTATCTACTTCTGGATATTTTTCTCTGTATTCATTTATGCATTTCTGTAACCCTGTTTTATATTCATTGAAAGGATACATATTATTGTTTACTGAAATAGGTATCTCGGTTGATGTTTTTACTTCTTCGTCAAAGTCTGGTTTTAAATGCTTGTCTTGATTATCTAAATAATATTTAAGTATGTCTTCACAAACAGTTTTATTTATTGTTGACTCATGTATGAAGTTATCCATTAAGGTATAACTCTTCTTGAGGTAGTAAGGTGTGGGTTTAGTTGTTTACCTTTGTCCCACAACTGATGCCAAAAAGTAATGTAAGTATATCTATCTTCGTTAGTATCAGAGTAAAAGTTTTCTGCTGCATGATATTCAACAGCGTCAAACATAATACATCTATTGTATTCTGAATTAATAAAACAAGTTTTTCTAAACTGATCATTATTCTCAGTTCTTATTTTTGTAAAAATTTCATCTTCTTTCTTAGTTAGTTTATCAAGATTGTTCACTCTTTGATAATATGATCTTTTATCAAAAGAAAAACTATTTATATCCGGAGAAGGTACGACCGGTCTAAACAAAGAAGTTCCTGCATTTATATTTTTATTTAAATATAAAATAGAAGTTATTTGACTATCTGAATCAGAGTGGACCCACCCATCTACTAAGTTTGGTGGAACACGTTGTATGTACGACGTTGCTTCAAAAGATAAGTTTCTGTAGTTGTCTGGATATAATACTGCTAAAGTTTTAAGTGCAATTTCTTGAAACAAGTTATTGTTTATTTCATGCACAGGATCTGTTCTAAATCCTGGAAAATTTAAACCGGCAGCATAGTTTTGTTTCTCACAAAATTGTTTTAAAAGATCAATGTCTCTATAAAAATCATCTGCAACTATTAAAGGCCAGTTCATTTATTTATTATTATGTTCCATGTTAGTGTTTTAATTAATTCTTCTAGCGCTATGTCTTTAATATTTCTCTCTTTTAGAAACTCATGTAACTCTTCGTTATCTAATATAACCCATTGTTTATTAAAATCAAATACTGTTTTATCTGCTTTTGTTTTGAAGAACCCCTCTTTACCTTCAGACCCATCTGTAAATTTTCTAATAGGAGATAGATCAAACTTGTAAGATTTATTTGTTTTCTTATGTAATATGCCTTCGACATGCCAGCTACATTTACGTTTTGGATAATTTTTATTCTTTAAAAGTTTTGTAAAATCTTTTACCATTGGCCACTAAAAAAATTAAAATTAACCACATACCTTTTGTGGACATCGGTTTGATATAAAACATTATGTTTTATTTTTGTAGGGAATAACAACATTCTATTCTCCACACTTTCCACAGATTTATTGACACCAGGTAAATCAAGAACAGTCTTTGCATTACAAGTGGTTAGATAAAATATTCCTGTTACAGAGTTTTTATATAAATAGTCATTGTGAAAAGCAGATTCTCTGGCATCGATATCTCTAAAAGTTAAATTGGCCCTAATTTGTATTAAGGCCTCTGCTTTTAATTGTTTAATAAAAGGTGGCATAAACTCATAGAATGAATCATGATTAGGTGCATGGTCGTTGTAAAAACAAAAAGAAAAGAAACCATTTTTGTTTTTAGTATCGCCCATAGTAGTGTCAATACTTCTAAAATACCAAGGTACTGTTTCTGACTTAAGATACGCTGAGAACTTATTATAAGTGTCCTCATCTAAAAAATTATCTATTACTTTATACTTTGTTTTTGAAGTCAACTGGTAATCCTAAATGTTTTCTATTATCAAATATGTTTTTCTCCCCAAGGCTTGATCTATTATAATGTAGAAAGACTTGTGCACAATCTCTACCTTCAAAAGGTTCTCTCCAATGCTCCAGATCACAGCCTGAATAAAGAAGCATGTCTCCTGGTTTTAAATTAACTTTAATTTCTTTTTTATTTGTTGATGGTTGGTACGTTTGAATTTTATGTATGCCTCTTGGTTTACCATGTACGTATCCTGCTTTTGGATCAGGATTTAAATAGATAGGCCAAAGATCTCCACCAAGATTCATAGTAGCTGATATCTCACAGCTTATTCTATCTTTGTGTCTTTGTAGTATATCGCCTTTTTTATAAACTCTTGCGTAAGAGTAAGTCGGTAATAGTTTATCGTTTATAGATTTCTCAATAACAGGTTGGGTTTTTAATAACAAAGCTTCCATGGCTGGATCACCATAGATAGAAAAAGTATTAGGCACTTGTGGGTCTCTAAAAGTCCCCCATTCAGTTTGGTCCTTGTGTAAAAAATTACTATAAAACATCGTCGCCGCTACTTGTTTTTTGATCAACATGTAATTGTAGGCAAACTCCGACAAGACTTTTGGAATTGCTTTTTTAATTATTTCATATTTATCTTTTTTAAAATCAGCCATCAAATATACCAAACGATAAAATTATTCTTGGTGTTAAACCTATTGCTCTATGCTCTACACCTTTGTTGATAAATAACCTATCTCCTTTTTCTAATACAATTTCTTTGTTATTTATAAAATACATTGTCCTACCATACGCTCCTAAAATATTGACAGATTCCTGGTCCTTATGGTTATCTCCTCTTGCACCTCTAGCAAAAGAAAAAAATAGATCTAAAGTTGTTCTTCTATTGTCTTTATTAAACATATTATTCATTTGATTAAACATTTCTGTAAAGAAAACTTCATCTTGAATATTTCGTATTTGAAAAATACTGTCCAATAAATAGTTCTCAGGATGGGTCGACATAATCCTACTTTGAAAATTATTCTCCGCCATTAGTTTACTTAGTTTGTTAAAGTCTAATTCTTTTTTAAACTGTAAGAAATTTTTTTCTAGTCGGTAGTCCATTATCTAAAAGGATAACCTAGGTTCCAAATTACTAGACTATACCTTACTCCTTTCGTTACTGGCTTAACTCTATGCCAAACATGACTAGGAAATACGACAACACTTCCTTTAGGTCGTATCTCTTTACACGTCTGTCGATTATGTTTTTTATCCGGATTAGTATTTCTAAAATCAAATTCTAATTCGCCGCCTGTATAATCTTTAGGATCCGACAAACTAACTGTAACAGATAGCTTTCTAATTTTTCCTATTGTATTTTTATTTAAATCATTTGCTTCACTTCCTGCACCATATGGCATTGGCCATGCATCACAATGCCAACCGTAGTGCTGGCCTTTTTTATATTTTGTAAACTGACAAGTTTCGCTGTAATCCCATTCAAAATTCCAACCGGCACTTTTATTTGCTTTATGAATATATGGTTGTATAGCATCGTATATCCATCTATCATCTAGCCAAGATACGTTTGAAATTCTTAATTTTTTAAGATCTAATAATTCTTTCTTTTTTAATTTTAATTTTTTACTAAGAGACAGACCACCGGTTAAAGCTTCTTCTTCTTGCTTAGCTAGACCTGCTTTAACAATCCTATCACAAACTTCAGCAGGTATGGCTGATTCAAAATACCAGTAATAATCATTTAGATTCATAAGTACATTTCATGATATAATTTGTGTCACTAGATTCATTCTTCTCTATTTTGTAGGTCAAAGTGCTTGGGAATATCATAAATGAATTAGTTTTTAATTTTCTTTTATACCATCTATTTTTCTGTCTTTTATCATCAAACTCTATAGTCACAGGACAAGATTCTTCTTTAACTTTAACGCCATAGAGCATTACATAATCAGGTGCATTTATTAAATCCATGGGGTCTGCTTCTACGATAGTCGGAGTTTGTTCATTTGGTTGTATTATTAAACCAAACGTGTCTCTAATAATTAAATGTCTTACAAAATTTAAATTAAAATAATCACTTATGTACGTATGTAATATGTCTAAATTTCTAGACATTGGAAAAGGTTTATCAGTAGAACTATAATATAAAATATCCGCTCTAAAAGATTCCATATCTAAAGAAATTCCTTTTGGTAATTTTACACTACCGTGATAAAAATCTAGTTCTGA